AGAAAAAGATTTCTAGTGCTATTGCAAAGTTTATCTGTGAAGGTGTTGGTGCATCTGGCTTCCAAGCTATCGGTGATGCGGTAACAGCTTTCCATGCGGTTGAAGATACTCTACAGGCTGCTAAGGAACTAAAGAATACACTCGTTGGTGATGCTAATAACAGCCTTGGACAGATTTCTCAGGCACAGACACAGATGCAAGGCATTACAGGTATTCCACCTGCAATTGCTACTGATAGTCTAGAGAGCTTCCAAGCAAGTATTGATAGCGGTGCATTCGAAACCTATAAGGCACAGAACCAAGAATTTGTTAATACTGTTGCTCCTGTAAATGAAGAATTACCAGTTGCTTCTGGTTATGCAATTGTAGGTAACACTGTAACATGCAACACAGGCGTATGGACAAGCAATGCAGCTATGACATACAGTGCTCAGTGGTATCGTGAAGGCAACCCAATCTATAATGCTAACTCATTCAGTTATTCTCCATCGATTGATGATATTGATCTTAATATCTATTGTCAGGTAGTTGGTGAGAATAAGGCTGGTTATATTGAAATCAAGTCCAATGAAGTTGGTCCTGTTGTCTATAGCGTTCCTGCTGCTAATTTACCAGTTATCTCTGGTTCACTATCAGTTGGCAGTAGACTACAGTGCTCTACTGGTACGTGGACGGGCTTCACACCGACAAAGTATGACTATCAGTGGTTCAGAAACACAGACATGGTAACAGCAGCCAATAGTTCATATCTAATCACATCAAGTGATGTTGGTAAGCAAATTAAATGTAAAGTGATTGCTTCGTCTGCTCGTTACACACTTGCAATCGATTCTGATCCAGTATCAATTCCATAAAGAGAGAATAAATGGTTAAGACAGATAGATTTGCAGCAATGAATAGAGATAGTCAGTCATATAGTGACTTTCTAACTGATCTTAATCCACATCCTGTTTCGGGTGATATCGTTAAGTATGTTAACGAGAATGCTGTCATTCGCTCTATTCGTAATCTACTATTAACCAATAAGTTTGATCGTCTTTATCAGCCAACTATTGGCACTGATATTCAGAAGATGCTATTCGAACCAATCAGTGGGTCTACAGCACAGAACATCTCTGTATTTGTACAACAAACAATTAATACATTTGAACCACGAGCAAAGATAATCAAAATTGATATTGTTCCTGATGGGGATAATCATCGTTATGTCATCAACCTCATAATCATGGTTATAAATAAACAAGAACCAATTTCATTTAATATTACACTCGACAGGATCAGGTAATGTCAGCTAATTCTTCAATTGTTCTATCAAGTCTAGACTTTGATACGATCAAGAACACATTCAAGTCATATCTAAAGACACAAGATAGATTTAAAGATTATGATTTCGATGGCAGCAACATGTCTGTTCTGCTTGACATTCTATCGTATAATACATTCCACAATGCCTTCTATCTAAACATGGTTGGCAGTGAGATGTTCCTTGATTCTGCTCAGCTTCGTGATAGCGTTGTATCTCATGCTAAAGAACTTAACTACGTTCCTCGTTCATTCAAGTCCTCTCAGGCTAATGTGAGTGTAACTGTTACCAGTAATGTTCTTAATAAGCGTTCAATTGTTATTCCAAAGGGATATACATTTACCTCACGATTTGGTCCTAGAAACTTTACATTCAGTACTGCTGAAAATATTATTATTTCAGACTATACACAGAATGCTGGACGCACACAGTTAACCTTTATTGGCGCTAATATTCCTATCTATGAAGGATATTATGTAGCGGATAATTATACCTATTCATCAACCGACCCACAGCGTTTCATTATTTCTAATAAGAATGTTGATACATCATCTATTACAGTTAATATAATGGAAGACGTTGGTGCTACTACTCTTGTCTATAATAGAGCACAATCACTATTTGATATCAACTCTACTTCACAGGTATTCTTTGTACAAGGGGCTGAAAACGATAGCTATGAAATCGTATTTGGTGATGGCGTAAATGGTAGAATGCCAAAGAACAATTCAGTAATTACTATTGAATATCGTGTATCTAATGGTGAACTTCCAAACGGATGTAGCACATTTACTCCTGATGCAACTATTGATGATGAATCGGCAATTAGTATTACTACTAATCAAAGTGCTTCTGGTGGTGCTATTAGTGAGAGCCTTGAATCAATCAAGTATAATGCTCCACGTCACTTCAACACACAAGAACGTGCGATTACTACAGAAGACTATGAAACATTACTTAAGATTAACTTCCCTGAAGTCAACGCTGTTACTGCATATGGCGGTGAGAACCTTGATCCACCACAGTTTGGTAAAGTATTTGTTGCTGTTGATCTTAATGAAGTTGATAGCTTACCAAAGGTAAAGATCGATCAATACTATAACTTCCTGAAGCCACGTTCCCCTGTTTCGATTGATCCAGTATTCGTTGATCCTGAATACACATACATTCAGGTTAAATCAACAGTTAATTATAACGTAAATATTACACGTCTGTCAACAGAAGATATCAAGACAATCACAAAGTCTGCTATCATCAATTATGCTCAGACAAACCTAAATAATTTTAATCGTATCTTCCGTTATTCAAAGCTCGTACAAGCTGTAGATACTTCACAGGCATCAATCATCTCGAACGAGACTGATATTAAGATCATTAAGGTTTTTGTTCCTCAAACTGGTACTCTACTAACCTTTGACGTTAAGTTCCGTATTCCTTTGAGCATCACTTATGGTACAGATGGTAAGGGATATTCAATCTCTTCAACCGTATTTAATTATAAGGGTAACAAGGCTGTTCTGAAGGATGATGGTGTTAGCAGCATTCAGGTCATCTCAGCATCTTCCGGGCAGTTTATTGAGGCTGTTGGTAAGATTGATTACGACACTGGTTTACTACAGTTTTCTAATTTTAAAATTGATTCATATGTCGGTGCTGGTATTAAAATCTATGCGTCACCTAAGTATAAAGACCTTTCAACCATCAATAATGTTATCCTAAATATCATCGAAGAAGACGTTGAAATCACCGCTGTTGCTGTCAGGGCATAATGAATGCAAGATATTGAACAAAAGATATCCCCATTAATTGAAAGCATGTTTCCATCCTTTTATAGGGATGAGGGACAGAACTTTGTCACGTTTGTCAAAGCCTATTATGAGTGGCTGGAAACGAACCATCAGGTTCTTCAATTAGAGGATACGACCAATTTCAATGTTGGTGATATCGTAACACAGGATATTGTCACTGGCACAATCGTTGCCTATGTCGGCACAGATATCCTTGTCAAGGTTGACGGTTTAGAAACATTCAAATGCTTTAATATCTGTTCGGAACTCATTCCTGTAACAAGCTCAAGCGGTGGCAACACATACATTCTAAGGGGTGGTGCAAGCAAGAGATTAGGTAATATCTTCCTATCACGCAATCTACCAAAAATTCGTGATATTGATACTACACTTGATCTATTCATCACACAGTTCAAAGAAAAGTATTTAAATAATATTGAATTTGATACAAAAACTAACAAGCGTATGTTGGTCAAGAACTCTCTTGATCTATATCGCTCTAAGGGTACTTCTCGTTCAATCGATCTATTCTTTCGTCTGGTGTATGGTTATAACAGTCAGGTAGTTTACCCTGGTGATAATCTGTTCAAGCTATCTGAAGGTACATGGGTAAAGCCACAGTATCTAGAGATCACTGGTAACAATCCACAAAGAGCAGTTGCACTTGTCGGTACTCTGATCAAGGGCATCACATCAGGCGCTGAAGCATTCGTTGAACGCTATATTAAGAGAAAAGTCAATAACGGATTTGTCCACATTCTCTATCTGTCAAATGTACAGGGTGAATTCACAAATCGTGAAACGATATATCGTAAAAGTCAAACACCATTCTCTGATTCGCCACGTGTTTTAGGCTCCCTGACTGCTGTTGATATTATCACAGGGTCAAAAGAATTTGCAGTTGGTGATATCGTATCATTCGTAACAGAAACTGGTGATTATGGACAGGCACGTGTTTCTTCGGTGTTTGATAATGAACGTGGTGTTGTTGAATTCATTCTATTAGATGGTGGTTACGGATATTCTGTATCACATGGTATCACTGGTACTGAAGCACTTAATAGAACACAAT